TCTGTACCGACAGGGTCAAAGTCTACGCCCGACACTGGAATAGATGGGGTACCGCTCAAGTCAGCGTATGCTCCGCTAGTAGCTACATCGGCCAGAGTAGTGGGCGTGGCTACGCCAGAGGCGTTTCCAATCCACGTCTGACCATTGGGGATATTGGGAACATCATTAGACCTACCAGCACCCATAACAATACCAGACACGGTGTTGGAAGTTGTGTTAACATTGATGATGACACCAAGGTTCTGAATGGCATTAGTTCCAGTTGGCTTAGTTGTCGTCCACCCACCACTAGAGCCCAGGTAAACTGTCTGTCCCTCTGTATATATGGAGGCGTTAGGAACGCTTACGTTGTTTATGAAACCAACGGCAATAGCATCTCCCTCTACATCGTCCGCAATGTCTTCATTCAAGACAAAATGAGCTGGGTAGTTTGTGGCTGCATCTGCAGCGATAACCTCAGCAGTGTTGCCAGAAGAGCCAGTGACGTGAACTGGAGTTCCTTTCGCAAGAGTTGCGCCACTAACATTCTTAACAGTCTCCGTGATATACTTTGGGTTAACCTCTATCTTAAGGTCACCATTATCTACGGAAACCGTTGCGTTATCATTACCACTAACGAGGGACTGAAATGAAATCGTGCCAGAACCGTTGGTCGAAAGGAACTGACCGCTTGTCCCGTCAGACGACGGGTAGGTGATGTTGTTAATCTTAACCCCATTGCCCAGAGCCACTATGCGGTCTGAGCCACCAGAGGTTCTTACGGTGAAGTCACCGCCCTGAGCAACAACGAAATCAAGGCCAGCGTTAAGCGTGTGGTTTCTTGCTGACGACACAGTAAGGTCTGCAGTAGCCATGTTGTCGCTAGAGCCACCGCCAAGTGTCGATAGGTCAACAGTCACAGTAGAGTCCTGGCTCTTCTCGTTCGTCTGAGTCAAAGTCAGCACACCCGCGCCGTCAAGAGACAAGCCAGTTGTTGTGGTGTGCCTCTGGCTGTCGTTCTCGAACTCTTTGGTGCCACTGTTAAACACCAGCACGTCTCCGTTTTGAGGAGAGGTTATGCTGATGCCGTCTATATTCTTTAGGCTGCCGTAGTCACCAGAACCAGAATCAAATATCTCATTAAGCCTAGTAACAACTTGGTCTCTGGTAGCCCCCATAGATATGGATGTATTTCCAGCTAAGTCAGTGACCTCTCTGAAATCTCCAAACGGCCAGCTCAAAATCACTGGGGCATTATCAACAGCGTACTTAACATCTACAGCATTAACATCACTCGTGTTTGCTGTGGCTATAAGCTCACTGTCATTATCTACTCGAACGACGGTAGATGAGCCAACGAACGTGAGCGCAACATTGTTGTCCTTAAGTCTAACTTTAATTAGAGGCATATCAAGGTGTTACTGTAAGTGAGAACTTGATTCCGTTTATTCCTGCACTACCCACATAACCAGATTCATCCTTAATAAGGAACCTGACTTTTATACTAGCTACGCCACTACCAGCAGGGTTGTTGGGTCCGTTAATTCCTAGTTGGTCCCCTGGTATAGACACCAAGGGGAACCCGTAATAATTATCTCCTGGGACACCTGTCGTATTAAATGTATGGAGGATGTATTCCTCGTCTGACAGCTCATCCCCCGCATCATTGTATGACTGCACTCTTATTGAGAACGTGACGGACTCTGTAACAATCGTATTAACCTGAACAAACAGTGCGTTGTTCGTGTATCCACTGGCTGGCTCAACAACGATGGTTTTGTTTGGGTATTGAGTAAGGGCATTATTAAGGCCCTCATCAATAGTAAACCAGTCCTGAGCAACATTAACCGTTGTGGCGAAGTCTCCCGAGTTTACAGCGGCGTCGCCTGCGCCGATGTCAAGCACCTGACCCAAATCGAATGGTCCCGAAGTTGGCGGGGTAGATGTAATCGTAACCGTGGTTGGTGAGGCCGTTTCTACTTGACCAAACTGCGTCAAAAATTCGAGCAAGTCAGCCGTACCAACGTCGCCGTCGTTGTTGATGTCGCCAAGAAGTCCACTGGTTCCAGTATAAGCTTCTGTACTTCCGTAACCAGAGTCTATCAAAGCCTGAAACAACGATGTCGTTATAGCGCCATAGAGCTCCTGAATGTCCATGTGCTTTAACGAATCGCTGTCAGCATCATGAACCAGCATGTAGAATTTGTCGGGGTCGGCGTTACCGACAACACTGCCAGCTGGCTCCCCTGCCCCGCCCTCAATCTCTGGCGTGTCAATTATGGTTTTCCAAACCCACTTGCTTGTGTACGGTTCACTGGGTGAATCCTCAAGTGTAAGGAAATATCCATTGTTGTCAAGGTCTGCTGGCCCTATTGGTAGAGCAAAGCTATGGCTACTCGAAAGCGACGTAGGAGCAAATACTGAGATAAAATTCTCACCATTACTCCCCGCCTCATAGAAAGACAGGGCTCCCTGGTTAAATGTACTCCCCCCGCTTTGAAATGGTCTAAGTTGTACCGACCCGAACAATTCGGTTACTGATGTAGAGTCTCCACCTACGGCAGAGAATCTAGCAATAAGAGGTGATGAACCATCAAGCGACCCGCTATCACCCTTTATTGTAAGGTTGGTAGAGTTCTGGGCCCCAATGATTCTGTTACCGCTAAGGTTCTGATTGTGGGTAGCGAGACTTGTGTCGGTTACTGAGCCGTCACCAAGGTCTGCTGTAGTAAGTATTCTTTGCCAGGTAGCCATTACTTCTTCGTTCTGGGACTGGGCTTAGCCTTGTCGGGCTCTGCTTCAGTCTCAGACAAAGATAGTGACTCAGCGATACTGTTGAGTTTGTCTACAAGAACGATGACGGCCTTAGCGTCACCAGCCTTGATTGGCGTCATCGCAACTGCCTGAAGCAGGAATACGATTTCATCTTTTGTTAGGTGTTCCATCTAACTTCTTTTGAATTTTATTTACTATTTCTGAAACTACGAGTACGTCCTTTCCAGAGAACGTAGACTCGGCTATCATCATAAGTATGTACCTAAGCTCGTCATCAGAGAGCACGCTGCTGTCAGCCATACTAGGCTTAATCTTATCCAAGAAACTCATAGCGTTATGCCGTTCTTATGTAGAACTCAGCACCTCCTGGTTGAGGAACCCATACCAATGTGCCAATACCAGCTCCATTGTCACTAGCGCCAGGCACAGACTCTTGGTCAGCAACATCCATAATCATAACGTTGCCCTGGCTTTGGGCTGGTGACGTTGCATAGCTTCTTGTGGACTCAGTAGCCTCTGAAGGTTTTGCCTTCCATCCAGTAAGGCGTGAATCAGACTCGTCATGAATAAACTGAGCGTAGTGCGTCGTAGCATCAACGGTACCTACAGAAAGCTTAATTCCGCCCTCGCCCCCAAGAGTGCTTTCATAAACGGCGGTGGTTACGGAGGTGTCGCCAATCTGAATGAGCGGGTCTTCAACGGTAAGCTGCTCCGTGTTTAGCGTCGTTGTGTTTCCAGAAACAACAAGGTCTCCACCGACAGTCCAGTCTCCAGCTATTGAACCATTACCCAAGTTGTCAAGCAAGAAGTGAGTTCCCTCGCTTGTTCCCACATTGAGGGACAAAGTGGAGTCGACTTGGTCATAGCCCATGACAGCAAACGTGGTGCCATCAGTTTGAAAGGCAATAGCCTGACCAACAGAGAATCCAAGCTGAAGGGCTCCGTCTGCATCGAGCCTTAGTGTACCGCCGTTTGTAGCAAGAGTCTGGTTCCCAGATTCAAATGTGACGGTGTTTGATACAGTAACAGCCCCCTGCCCTGACACATTAAACTGCGATGAGGAAAAAGATGCTACACCAACAGCGGTCGAGTTGGCAATATCGGCGTCAATCGTGATGGCTCCGTCATAGTTAGCTTGCGGTGTACCAGTTCCTGTGGTTATACCTGTACCTCCAAGGATGTTGAACTCTACTGTTGCGTCATTCGAAGTGTCGACGCTGCCGCTATCCATGGTAAATCTTACCGTATTTACAGAGCCAGCACCGAGATTGGTAATTGTTTGAGTTACGTATTCATATACGTGGTCCTGAGTAACCAGGTCGTTTCCGTCGTTAACAATACCAGCCGCGCCCGTGCCCGTAGCTACGTCACCACTAGTAAGAAGTCTTTTCCAAGTTGCCATGCCTCAAATTATTCGGAACAAATATAACTTATTTACAATACACCGAAATAGATATTGTCTGAGTTGTCGGCGTACAACCCTCCAGCCACGGCGGTTGGTGTAGCCGTCAAGCGCGGTATAGACAAAACTCTTTCTTCATTAACGGTTAGTGCAACCTGTGAGCCAGAGCTTGTTCCGACACTAAGCTCCATCTTAGAGCTGACTGATGAACCCGCAGCCCCAACCTGAGTAAACTTTATCAGACCAGCATCAGTCACAGAGTCCGAACTATTGTGTCCCCTGAAAGTAATCTGACCCAAGGAGTCTCCGTTGCCCGTGGCTTGCGCCGCTCCGCTATCATCAGATGTCCTTGTGAACATGATGTTCGGTGCGGAAGCCCCCGAGCTGTTAAATACCTCTACCGCACTAATCCTAGGGGTGGTGTTGAACGATATAGCATTGTCGCCACCTCGAACCAACACGGAGTAGTTTGAACCAGCGGGCAGGGCATCACCCCCAACCTCAGTCCAGTCCGATTCACTACTCCATGTGCTCCCAGTAAAGACGAAAGCTTTGTAGCTGCCGCCATCATTGGTGAGCGCCAAAAATCCGTCAGTCTGTATTGTAGAATCAAGAGCATTCCTATCCGATACAGAAGCAAAAATGCCAAGGCCCTTGACTTGATTATTGCTTACATCAAGTATTGGCCTGTTATCGTTGTTGTGCTTTAGATTGTCTGGAAACAGTACTGCCATCAGAAGGATACTTGGAGTTGAACATCTGCAGCAAAAGCCCCAGGGTCATTGCTTCTATAAAAATAGTAATCCTTAGATACCCCGTATTGATTCGTTATCGTCCTAGTCACAGGAGATTGAAATGCACTAAGCACGGAAAGAGAACCGTCCTGAAGGATTGATGTAATCTCAGTCCAACTTGATGGGTAGACAATCCAAGTGTAGTTCGTTCCTGAATTATTGTTGGCGGTACAGGTTATTGTTTTAGTTGTGTTTGTACCTAAAGCTGAAATCTCGGCGGTTGAATCATAAAGCGTCTGGGCCGCCGCATTGTCAGAGACAGACGATGTAGAAGAAGCAAACATCTTGTACAACCACTGATGGGTTATGGTTCTGTTTCCAGAAGTCCTTGTGTTGTCAGTGCCGCTGCCGTTATCGTTTACTGTAACCCTGTAACTTGATGACACTGATGTGCTTACAGATGTGGGGTCGACAGTTTGAATATTTCCTACTTGAAGGTCTGGGGAAAAGCTACTGTCAGAAAGACCAGACTCAATTACCGTACCCGAAGACGTTTGAAATTCTACAGAGTTGTCCTCTGTCTGCGTGTTATCACCGATAGTGAAATTGAATCCCACCACCTTAACACCTCTACCTACCTCCTGAGTTGTACCAGTCGTGGTTGTCGTAGAACCATAACTACCATCTGTACCCTGCAACTGAATCTTGAGATTGGTAAGAGTTATATTGGTGGGGTAGTAGTCCGTGAGGATGTCCTGCAGGATAGTCATGATGTCAGTCCCCGCAGGATAGGTCTGCCCTACCGCGTTGCCAAGAGCCCCGTCCGAGTTGCTTACAACAATCTGCTGGTCAATCTTTGGGTGAGCGTTAATCCAGTCAAGGCCGTTATACATAAGGTAGTCGTACTGTCCAGCCGTCGCGGTGGAGACGTCACCGATATCGTCAAGCTCATCAATAGTACCCTCCCCGCCCGTCACCTGCGAAGACTCATCGTCAGCTGGTTTGAATGTGCCTGACCCGCTATCGTATTTAAGAATCTGACCGTGAGCTGGCGCGACGCCAGAAAAGTCAACATCCGTAAGGTCGTTGAGTTCCGTTGGGATGGTAGGCGTGTTGGTCAGACTGTTGTAGTCTCCATCGAATAGCTCGGGGGTGTTGGTCAGGTCGTTGTAGTCCCCGCTAAAATCACTTGAGGCTGGAACATCAGTGAGGTCATTATAGCTTCCAGAGGTGGCTACAGCTGCAAGGGTTGGTATACCCCTTATGTCATCATAGTCTCCCTTTTCCCACTGAGCCGTCGCTGTGTTGTAGTACAGAATGTTTCCCTGCTTACCCCCCGAGCCTGCGTTAACATCAGTGAGGTCGTTTAGAACCTCCGCCCCTCCCTCGCCACCACTAGATGTAAAGGTTACGATGCCATTCTGAATAACATCAATGGCTGGGACAGACGGTACGTTTACAGCGCTTACACCGCCAGGGCGTGCCTGAACCTCAACGGAGATATTCGCCGTATCCCTTATGGATATTTGAATATCGCTCATACCGTGACATCTTCATTGACCTTAAACAAACCATGAAGCCATGTCTGAACATCACCACTCTTAGATGCCTGGATGTCGTATACATATAAGCCGCCATCCATATCCATGTTGGCTTCGTCTATAACAACCGTGAGCTGACCACTAGCCTTTATGTAGGTTACGTCGGTGTCTGCTACAACGGTAGATGCAGCAGTATCACTGTCCCTCACTTCCATCTTAAAGTCATAGGTGGTGGCATCCAGGGCTTCTCCTGCGGCGTCGGTAAGTGTGAGTATAAGCCGAAACGTGTCTCCCTTCCTGCACGTTATATCAAGCCTACTTGATGTATCAAGATTTACCGAATTAGCCATTGTTCAAAATTTGAGAAATAATATCGTCCTGAGCATCGGGCGCCTCATCCATTACAGGGCGCTCTCCCTTTCGCTGAGCTATAAGCTTTGATTGAGCAGCAGCTTGCTTATCAACCCTTGAGTCCTTTCTATCCTCTTTAAGGATATCAATCTTTTCTCTAAACTCCTGCTCTGTAGAACGCATACCCACGGTCGCTTGTGCGCGAATCATCTCAATCTCTCTTCTCAATGAATGAAGAGCTTGAGCGACTTGAATCTCCGTCTGCCCCTTAAGCTGGATTTTCTGGGCCTCGACCTGAGCCTCCATCTGTATTTGTTGACTACGCATCTGCATAGCCATCTGCTGGTTCTGAGCATTCATTTGCTGCTGCATCTGCATGTTCTGCTGCTGCGCCTTACTAGCGGCAGCCATACGACGCTTTCGTCTAACAACGAGAAGTCTTTGAGCTTGGTCTATGTCTTTAATCTGTCTGACAGCTAATGCGTCCTCAAGGTCAATCTCCTTTTGAGCCAGTGACTGCTGTATGTTTTGCTCAAGAAACACTCTGTCTTCATCGCTCATCTCCTTAACAACACGCACGCCAAAGTTGTACATAGGCAGCTCTTGGAATGAGGCCAGCGTATCCATGTTGTACTTACCGATAGCCTTCTCGTATACTCGATACAAGACAGAATCAGTTGGTATAATCTGAAGGCACTTTACTACATCCTGACAAACCCTCTTGTAAAGAACAAGCGAGGCGTTGGTGATGTCGTACAACGCATTGTTGCCAGCGGCAAGCGCTTGCTGCCGAACACCAACCAAGGCATCTCCCTTTGGTGTGCTTGCATCCATAACCTCATTAACGCCACTAGCGTCCCGAATCATTGTCAGGTAGTGGTTGTATAGCATGACGTATTGCTGGATGTTCCTGATGGTATTGTCGATTGGGCGGATGGGTGGCTGCTGACCCGTGCCGTCAGGGTTCTTACTTCTGTAGTAAAACACACCCGTCTGCTCATAGATGTCTTGAATCTGCAGTGGCTGAAGCTCACCCCCACGGCCAAGCTGGACATTCTCCAATCCCTCAATGTCAACGATAACTCCGTCTGGCTTAGCCTTAGCTATGGCCTGTTGAATCTTAAGGTGTGTGAGCTGGAGCTGGTCGGCAAACCCTATAATAGAACCAACCATAGATTTGGGCCGCATGCGACGCAGGTTGGTACATGCAACACTGTACGATAGGCGAGCTTTAGTTAAGTCGTGAACGTTCTTGGGAACATTTTTCTTGACACCGTAATTAAATATTTTGTTAGCACCAATAAGGTAGCTTCCACCATACACGGTCTCCACCTCCATCTTAAAAGGCTCCCTATTGTAAACAGATTCCGTTGGAGTCTTGTAATCAAAACCCTTGTAGTAAAAACCTACGTTACCGAATCTAGATTCCTTGCTCTCGTAATACACGCAGTCAACGGAAACAAACTCAAAGTCAAGGATTTCAATAAGGTAGTCATCATAGCCATACCGCATAGAACCAGACACCTTGTCAAAGGTTCTTGAACTAAAGTTCGAGCTGTCATTGAATGACTTGGACTTAGCCTTGTTAGCAATCTCTTCGTACTCTTTTTCCGTGAACGAATCGCCAGCAAGTCTCTTGAGCTCACCAATACTTACGTGCCTTATGTGACCACCGTATACGATGTCGGACATATTAGGGTCTTCCGTGTAGCTGTGAACAAACTTAGCTGGGTCCACATACTCAATGGTGATGCCGTAGTTTGGGTCGTTGGTTCTTTTGGCAACACCCATGCCGCACACCACCAAGTCTTCAACACAACGCCTGTATACGCCGTCATCGAAATCATTCCAATCTAAGGTCAGGGACGTTCCAATCTGAGCAGCAATCTCCGCATTCGTCTTTATGTTTTGCTCCATAAAGATTTCTGCTTCTTCCGTAGAGTCTGGTAATTCGGAAGGGTCTAGCTCTGTCTTAAGACCTATCGTTCTAGCCTCCTGAAGTATAGACTTATTTTCTATGGACGACTCTATAAGGGCCTTCTTCTCGTCCTTCTCACCTTTCGAAACTGGGTCAATAGCCTCTACTGAAGGGTATGGTTTGCGGGAAAGAACCTTGTTTACGACAACCTTAACGAACTTAGGTACGATAGGAACTGGACTCCAGTCGAGATTAAGCAGGGTGCCGTCGCCGTTATTAGGGTCGAGAGAGTTTAGAATCTGCTTGTAGATAGACGTGTCTTGCGTTCCATTGGCGTAGTCACGATTTCTCTCGAAGTCACGCTGCCTCCCCCCTACAACAGAGCTTACGTCGTCGGCACTACCCCATTGACCTTCGATGGCCTTGGCATATCTCAGTCCGTAATCGTCCGTAGCCTTCTCCTCTTGAGGTGCTAATGGGTTTGGGAACTTGCTTTGATTTCTGTTGCCTGAGGTCATTGATTGCTATTTGGGCTCACGCAAATATAGCAATACTAGAAATGACTTATTGGCGGACGGGGTACCTCCTGAAAAACACCTTGTCCTCGAAGTTAGATGGAGCTTTCTTAGGATTTGACTTTTGAGCGGCAAGCAAAGCCAAGCCAGCGCTGATTGTCAAGTCATACTTTGTCCTGTTGTCAATCTTAAAGCCAATCCAATCCTCCAATGTTCTATTAAAGTACATGCTGCCCATGTTGCCCTCTTCATCTAAACCGACGTGGTTATGTATGTAGTCTTCTATTGCCTGGGCGTGGGCGTGTATAACATCCTGTGAGTTTGATGGTATCCCCTTGGTTTTAACATTTGAAGACGACGTGTTGTTTCTAAGGTGCTCTGGTCTATCCATGACATAGCCATCATATCCCCTAGACTCAAAGTATCTAACTATACCGTACTTGTTGTTCTCTATGAGCAATGGATATCCGTAAAACACTGCGGCCATAAGGACGTCCTCGTAAAATATCTTAGCGAGTGGTGGGCGGCTGGCATACTCAGCAACAAACATGTTACTAGCTCCGTCAATGTTGAACTTGTTGTATATGTGGCACGCACCCTTAGAACCTCTACTTGAGTCTACCGTCGCGTCGATGTCATAGGAGTCAACACCCCCGCAACCAAGACTTGAATTTGGCGGTACCTTCCTTCCTCGCTCCTCGCGCAGAACACTCCTCTTGTCTGGGTCTGGCATCCACGATATATACCACCTGCCCTGTGAAGATGGATTGAATATAACCTTGGTGTCTTGTACGCCACCTGCCCAAACAAAGTTGCCTCGAACCACTGGGTCGGGGAACAGGGTGTCGTTGTGTTCTATCTGCTCGTAAATCTTACCTATGTTGAATAGACTTCCTTCAATAGAATCCCTAAAGGCCTCGTCGGTGGTGAATGGGAATTGACGAATAAATTCATTTAGCTCTCTTGCGTCGTGCTTCATTGCGTCACGTTCGTTCTTAAGGAACTGCTTAGAACCAAACTGCATATACTCACCATCCATAGCCTCAACGGGTTTATCCGTATCGACAATGGGGTTTCCGTACTTGTCGAAGAATCCCTCAAGCGCATCAAATGCGGGGACAAATATGCGGTACAAGCCAGACGTAGTCCTCCCGTTAGCATTCCTTTTAGCAACGTCGGAATCATCCCACAGCTGCTTGAACTGACTGCCACCCTTATCCATAGGGTTCACGGTAGAACCCACCAAAGCCTTTCCGATAATCTTCCTACCAACAATAAGGCACGTTCTTTCAATGCGCCAAGCCTCACGTATATCCGTTGGCTTCTCCCACTTGCCAGCCTCATCGAGGTAAAGCATGTGGAGTTTCTCACCGTCGTATGCGTTGTTGGTTGTGTTCTTCCAGTTGATTACCGTATTAAGAGCCTCGCCCTTCTGCGAAGTCTTATTGTTCTTCGTGATTCTCTTACTCGGCTCGCGAAAAGCCAACTCCATGCGTGGGTTAGTGGTACCATCCTGAATGGGCTTAAAGAAGAAGGGGTAGTGTCGGAACATGTACACCACCTTCTTCATGAATATGTTCTCCTGCGCGTCCTTACCAGTTTTGGATTGGATACCCAGAAGCTTGTCTTTTATCTGAGTGGCCTCATCTAAGAGTACCGATGAACAGATATTTGTGTAGCCACTACGCCGACACTTAGTATACAGCTGACCCATACAACGAGGGTCTGACTCACATGCCGCCATGTGCAAGAATATGTCTCTCTGGAAAGCTAAGTAGTCAGGATACCCGACATCTAGCTTAGTCCATTGAAGCATCATGTAGTGCCTGCCCGTAATATATGTAGGAATACCTTTATTGAAAAACCAAAGACCCTCACGCCTACGGCGAAACTCCTCTTCGATATATGGATGAAACTTTTCTCTAAACTCCTTGGGCATCTCTGACCACTCATCCATAGACTTAATCCTAGACAACTCTGCTGGCATAGGAATCCTTTGCCACAGCTGCAGGTCGTCTGGTTTTTCATATCCAAGAATCTCCTTCTTGGGAGGCTGAGCGGGAAGAAGAATGAATAACCCCGCAAGTTCAACAACCTCTCCCTTCGTACCGTTGGGGCAAATTGAGATAAGAGCCTCTTCATTCTCTCTGTATACCAGTGACATTATTTACTGAAGCGTTCTGCAAATCCGCCAGAGTAGTCCTTGTTAGCTTCAATCTCACCGTTCTGCTTCAGGTCCTTAACCATCTGCTCTAGCCTTTGCCGTTCTACAATAAGTTCCTTACAATCAACCGCAGTCTGTTTAATGGATTGAAGCTCAGCCTTCCTAGCACTACCGCTAACTTCTGGGTCGACAGGCTTCTTAATCTCCTGAATCATGTTGTTGATTGCAACCTCCATAGACTCCATGAGCCTAATCGAGGCTTCAATGGTTGTGAAGTTAGCCTTCTTCGACATAGAGCAGGTGGTCTTCAGTCATTCTATAAACAACGGAACCGTCATCAAGAATCATCTTGTAGTCGGCATCCGCTGAAAAGCCCACGATAGACCCCTTAACAACACCCTGCTCCTTGAGGTAGCTTGTAGGGGTAACGACCTTGGCTACGTCCCTGTCCTTCACGTTTATACCGAGCTGAGTTATGATTCCAGAATCCGTAACCTTATCTGTCTTATCGACCTCCCACGGCTCTACAAAAAGCCAGTTACCAAGCATGACAATCTCGTTGTCTTCCTTTCTTCGGTACGCTATCGAGTTTGGCCTGAAGCTACCAAAGCTAGACACATAAAGGTCTTCGTCTAACTTGTAATACTCGGTGGTGGTTACGTGGTGATGAAAGAATAGTGTGTCGCCAGGCTTGGCTCCAGTATCAAACCTTGATGGAGCGCAAACTATTTCGCCATAACATATTCTGTTCTCAAACTCATTCCACTTTGAGTCGAGGTATATCTCCTTATCGCCGAGGTTGAGCGTATCGTTAAAGGCTTTTTCTACCCTTACGATAAAGTCGTTTAGAGACTTCATTCAAAATTACAATCGTATTCAACTAAGACGGGTTGATTCTCAACCGTTTTCCAAATATAGGTAGAATCTTCGTCCTCGATGAATACGTTGTATCTCCGAATGCTGTGATTAAACATAGCTCGTTCGTCTTCGACTATGGCTGATACTTTTCCCTTACCAGCCCTCATGCCCACATAATAGGCCATTGCGTCCTTGGGATTTGGCCCAACGACAATCTTTCTAATTAGGTTCATGTTAATTCATAAAGAGATAGTCGAGGGGGTCGTCTGGCTCCTGTGTCTTAGCAAATGCCTCAACCTGAAGCTGAATCACCTCGTCTAGCTCGTTAACGTCTTTTACATTCCAGGTGTACTTAACCTGCCACTCATGGACATCCTCTGAGGCTTCTTCACATACCCCCACGCAACCCATGTACACTATGTTGTCTGACATATTGTACTTAGCCACTATCTCCTCAATCTGCTCGAAGCAAGAATCAATCTCCTCGAACATGGTCTTCTTTAGAATACTGTCCATGTTATCAAGTTACGACAATTACTTCGTAGTGAAGATAGCTGGGAAATCCGTTGTCGACGGAGAGCCAGGCAAGCCAGTTCCGCCTGGAGCAAAGTATGAATAGGTCTCATCGCAATAGGCGTTGCCAGTAACTACCCACCTGTTTGTGGCGTAACAATGCAACTCGACCCAGGTTCCAGCTTTGTTTCCACTAGTTGAGGTATTTGCAGTAAGCCTTATGCGGTTCTTATTCGTACCAGCTGGGCTAAGCATAGAGTATGGGATGGATATTGACGAACTGCCCGTTCTGTCGGTAGCCGAGTTGGTGAGCAAGATGCCACCAGAATAAATATCTGTACCGTCTGTGTCAATATCAAAAGTACCCAGGTTATCGCTCGCCACGACAAACTTGTATCTCAATCCAACCTCAGCAGCTGGCAAAAGCACTTGACCAACCTCCTGGCTGGTATTTGCCAGCGTAAACATCTTGCCTGAGTCGTCTGAAGAAATTGATTTAGAGTAGTTTGTTCCAGGTGAGGTTGGGTCAATTTGCTCACCAAAGTATGCTCTGGTAAGTTCAGCGTCAATCGTAATAGTTGTGCCACTAAGGTTTACCGTAGTATTCGTACCATTCGCAATGGTGAAATCATTGAGGGCGTTAGTACCAATAGTTACGGTAGCGCTAGTCGCTGTATTAGAAACGGTAACCTCTGGGTCCGTATCTGTGAAATCGTAGAAGCCAATGACGCCATCGGTCGCGTCCCAGTTCAGGAACTTTGTTCTGGATTGATTTTGAGATACGGATGTAATCTTTAGAGACGCCGCCTTTACAGAAGATGACGAAAGCGACAACCCAGTAGTGCCTCCAGCTCCATCGGTTACTACTTGGTCAGCTGCGCTGATAGCCGTATTGAGCTCTGTCTTCAACAAGCCAGTGTATGTGTTCTTAATCTGAGTTCCGCTAAGTGAAGCCATATCTTTAATTTTACATCACAAATATACTTCAATGAGCAGAACACATACGGGCAGGAAGTTTCGAGAGTTCTCTATGCTTAATGAGAGGTACGTGAATCACAACTACCTCAAGTACTACAAGCTAGCGAAGAGGGATATATGCAGTAGGCACGACATAACAGAGAACGAGCTAGAGTCCATGCTGTTCATGTATGACTATGAGTTCTTTACAAAGAACCATATAGCCAAGGCTCTGCATCAGAGTCCTAAGAAATTTTACGAGAGAGTCATAAACCCTTTGTGCCAGAGGAATATGATTGAGCGCATATACTACAGGACAGACCTAGAGAAGGTTACAATGGAACAGCTGGCATTCCTTAAGTATGACAAGAACACATATAAGGCCAGATATCAGCTCACTCAAAAAGCTAGACTAATCATCCAGCGGTTCTACCG